AATAGACAGGAGCTAATCAAGTCGGCAGAATACTCGGAATTTGGTAAGAAAATAAACCTAGAGATTGATAAGTTATTCATTCACAACTATAACTTAAATAAAAGATCTCACGTTTTGTCTATCTCTCCGTTGATGTCGGCAAATTACTCTATTGATATTCTTTTAGCTGTTTACTCTGCTCGCTACAATGTATATGCAAATAACGGGGCAGCTGGATATTTGGCAAAAAAATCGAGTGTTAGGGAAGGTGATCTTGAATCTGCTTTGAGCGATCAATCTAAGCGCGATGAAATATTAAAAGATATAAATGATCGTCATGGATTGACCGGTGCAAAAAATCTGTGGGGAATTTCAGGTGTTCCTATCGAATTTGTGAAGACTTTGGCTACAATATCTGAGTTGATGCCACTTGATGAAACTTTGGAAGCCGCAATAAAAATCGCATCGGTATTTCAGATACCAGCTGAGTTGGTGCCTAGAAAAGACCATTCTACATTTTCTAATCAAGAAGGTGCAGAAGTTGCTGTTTGGGAAAACTGTATTTTTTCAATGTCTGAAACAGTTTGCAGCAACTTAACAAAGTTATTTGCTATTGAGAAATATGGTAAATTTGAAGCTGATTACTCAAGCGTTTCGTGTTTAAACAAAAATAAATCATTAAAAGAGGATTACTTGACAAAGAAATTAGACAACCTAACAAAGCTAAAATCTTTAAGTCCTGATGTTGATTTAACAAATGAAATAACAAAAATTATCGAAAATTATGGACAAGAATAAAGATAAAAACGAAAAACAGATTTGTCGAGCATTGATAACCACTACAACGGGCGAAGGATTTGATTTTGAAGCTGTGGCCGTGCCAGCCGAAAATGGTCAAATAAGGTATAGTTATGAAAACGACGAATATTTCAATCAGGTATTGAGAGCCGGAAAAGAAAATATTAATTCAGCTAGGTTAGATAGTGGATTACCTCTATTTGACAATCATCCCTGGGACAACTCAGCTGAAAATACACTGGGCATCACAACTGATTATTTCTTTGATGAACGCGGGTTAGTTGTTAGGGCTAAGTTAGGAGCAAGAGCCGACGAATCACTGAGAAGCGATATAAAAAACGGTATTATAAAAACAGTTAGTATAGAGGGTACAATTGAGAATTATTCAGTTGTTCGCGAATCTGGTAAAATACCTGTTTACTATGCTGATTTGTGGACACCTGAAAGCCTATCGTTTGCCCCTGTACCAAATGATATTGGAGCTCAAATTGAAGTAAAGCGGGCGTTGAAAGAACAGATTGAAAAATCGACAACACCGCCCGATACAAATAGTGATAATTTTTTTAGTCAATTAACAAAAAAGTATTAAAAATGAAGAAAGAAGATTTCTTAAGAATCATGAGGTCAAATGCAAAAAAAGAATTGACCACTGAGGAAGAGAACTATTTCGGGACTATCGGGCAGGCGTTGGAAGAGGCTTTTAACGCGAATACGATTGAACGAAATCAGAAAATCAGCGACATTACAACCCTTCTCGGAACGTTCGAAGAGGGTAAGAGCGTCGCCGAAGTTGTGCGTGCCCTTGCTACTAAGGTTGATACTCTTGAAAAGAAGGCACAGCGCGGGTTGTCGGGTGATGACAAGTATAAGCTCCGCGAAATGCTTGAAAACAAGAAGGATGAAATTATCCGCGCAAAGGAAACAAACACACCTTGGGCAATTGAATTCAAAGCAAAACGTGGCGCATCTGCTGCAATGACAACTTCAACTATTTTAACAGGTGCTGTTGCATTGAATTCAATGTCGGTAGTTGATGATCTTGAAGTGCTGGTTATTCAGTATCCGAAAAATTTTATTATTGATGCTATCGGTGGTCGAGCTGTTGCTAAAGTTCCCCAAACTTTGCGTTGGAAAGAACAGGGAACAGAAAGCACTAGCTCATTAGGGTTAACCCTTGAAACTGGTGTTAAGCAAATTACAGACAAGACATTTGTTTGGAAAACAGCAACCAGAAACAAATATGCTGGACGTATTGAATTTACTGAAGAGTTAGCAATGGACTTTGATCAATTGTTGCTTCAAGTAATTGATATGTTCGAACAACAGGTTATTCGTGCTTGGAATGCAGGTATTCAGGCTGCTATTGTTTCTTACTGCTCGGAGTATACAACCACTGAAATGGACGGAAAATTTGCTTCTCCTTCGGTTTCGTTAGCTATCAAAGCTGGGAAATTATGGATTGAAAATCGGTTGTATCAACCTGACATTGTAATGATTCGCCCCGGCGATGCTGCTTTGGCAGGCATTCAGCAGAATGCAAATGGTGACATTGTTTATGTGCCTGATGCGATTGCTTTTTCGGGATTAACTCCTTTCATTTCTACCAATGTCCCTGAAGGAAAAATTATTATTGGTCAATCGAACACAATTAAAGAACAACACTCTAATTTCATCTTGAGGCGTGGTACTTACGGCGATCAGTTCATCGAGAATGAAGAAACGATTGTTGGTGAGGTGTTCTCTCTGCTCAAATTGCCAACTATTTCAAAAGCTAGTTGGTTGATTATAGATCGTGATGCAATGTTGTCTACACTTAAAACAGTTGTTGGATAATGGCAGCCGCGGCTCAAAATAAAACAAAAGCTGAAAAAGTAGTTCGGGAATTCCCGACTACTGATTCAGTTGTTGTAATCGGAAACGGGAAAGGGGCAATGCAGGCAGGTAAAGAGTATAAGCTCTCAAATGTTCAGGCTAAAAACCTTTTCTCACGTGGATTTTGTACACTAAAATAATTAAATAAGATGAAAAAGTATTTTATTCTAATTTTATTTTTTCTTGTGGTTGATTTTGCAATGGCGCAAGAAAGAACTGTCAACAGTTCAAAAACGACCCTACAAAATGGCATTACCTACATTAAATATCAAGGTGTTGCTGCTGATACTCTCAAAGAAACAAATCAAGATACAATTGATTTTATCTTCAACAACTACAATCATTTTGAAGTTTCAAAAATTTCTGTTTTGATTGAAGCTGATTCGATTGCCGGTAATGATTCGGTGTATTATTCGCTTACTGGGTATGAGTTTCCAGATTCGCCTTCAGGAACTTCTTTGGCATCTGGAGGAATTCTTATAAATCAAAAAGGGGAATTAAAACCGATAGTCATTGAAAGTGATTCTATTTCATTCAGAAAATATGCGCTACGACTTATTCAAGACGACAACAACGATTATGATGGAGGTGCTGAAGTGCAGAATATTTTTTGGAAATTATTTTTGAAATAAAAACATGGCAAATCTCTTAACATCTGCTGATTTCATTGACGATTGTCAGTTGTCAATTTCGACTATTGCCGAGGTGCAGACTGCTTTCACTGCTTTTTTAGGAAAGATAGAAGCTGAGTTCTTGCGCAAAGTTTTAGGCATAAAATTGTACGATGCTTTTAAAACAGCATGGGCAGCTAATCCAACAACAGGTGTGTGGTTTGAATTGATTAACGGAGGCAATTACAACGAAGATGAATCATATTTTGAAGGGTTAAAAACAGCGTTAATTTACTATGCGTATTTTCACTATCGGAGAAACAAAGATTCTATTGCGGTCGTAAATGGCAACGTAAAAGGCAAACAAGATCATGCCGATTCGATTAGTATTATTGATAAATTGGTCAATGCAAATAATAGATGTTTAGAGATTTGTTCAAAATTAGAGGTTTATTGTTTTGATGTCGCTGAATTTTCAGAACTGAAATACACTAAGCCTTTTGAAAAACTATGGAATTCATTTGGGATATGAGCTTAACGGCTGAAAATAGAAAGTATTTTGTTGATGTATTCATGGCTTGGTGCGCTTCTGTTCGCCTTGAATATGATGCAAACAACAAAGAGCCGTATAGTTATTTCGGCACTGTTAACGAGATCGTTAATTATCTAAATGTGAAATCAGACAATCTTCTTGATCGCTATCCGATGATAGCATTGCAGGACGATTTAGGATTAAGGCAAATAAAAAAATTTGATTGGTATGAGGTTAGCCCTACCATCTACATTTTCAATGAGACTTTGGAAAATTACGATCCGCAACAGCGATATGACAATATCATTAAACCGATTTTATTCCCTATCAAAGAGTTGTTAACTCGAATAATCGAAGAAAGCGACGCTGTTTCGCCCGCAAACGAGGCAGATGAACCAGCATTCGAGATATTCAAAGGGTCGATTGACGGGACTACAATTCCCGATACAGTAGACTGTATTAAACTAAGTTTTAGTAATTTAAGAATTAAAAATCATTGTTAATTATGAGTAAATGTAAATCATATTTCCACGGGGGAATCGGAGCGTGCAACGCGCTGAGAGACCCTTTGAGAGCCGCAATCCTTACCGATTTAGGAACAACAATTACCCCGGCTAACGCTGCAATCTTGGGCATCGACTCGACAACCGGCTGGATGTCAATTCTTGCCCCTGTTATTGCAACATCGGTAATTGAAAAGGGTATCATTCTCGATTTTAAACGAGGAATTGAAAACACCACGACAGCAGCAGAGATGATAACTTCAAATGTTGGGCTGATCGAGGAAACAACCGAACAAATGCCTCGAATGACCGGGTACGGCAACATGAGCTATTCTGAGTATCAGAATTTCTTCATGGCAAATGGGCATTACTTCGACATTCCATTAGTTGCGAAAAACGGAAATCTGTTGATGTCTGTTACAACGGGCGGAAACTATAAAGGTTTCAGGGCTTCTATCTTCGTAAAAAAAGGTGCAATCCCCGCAATCGGTGCAGATCTTCAAAAAGAATGCTTTTTTGATATTGTGTTTGACGACCCCGAAGAGTTTGAAAATATTGTTGAGGTTGAAACTGATTTCACTTTCACGCAGTTGAAGGACTTGAGCCCAGTAGGTCTTGATGTAGTTGTAACGACACCTTACGAAGGTACGGGAGGCACTGCTACAATTAAGGTGACAAGCAGAAATTCAAATGCACCTTTTGCCGGAGTTGCTGCAGCTGCTAATATTCAGATTTTGGAATCGTACAACAATGCTGTAACCGCAGTTAGTACCGTCGCTCAAGCAAATGCCGCAATCGGTAGTTATGTGTTGACTTGCACGGCTTCTTTAGTCGGTCCCGTTTGGGCTCGTATTACAGCCGAAAGCGCAACGAAGCGAACATATGTTTCAAAACCTTTTAAGCTGGTAGAATAATGTTGATCGGAACGCTTTCAATCAATGAAAAATTCTTTGAAGGTTACACCCTCGACGAATTCAAGGCATACTATGAGGCTCACAACTGGAAGG